ATTGAGGAAAATGATGTGCTACTTCATAAGGTTAAGGCAATTAGATACACAAACGGTCAAGAGTCAATTACATTAAAAGACAATAGTCGTTACGAGATTGTTGCAGCCACTCGCGACGGAAGCCGCGGCAAGCACGCTGACTTATTATTTATTGATGAGTTACGCGAAATCTCAGTTGAGGGGTTTCAGGCTGCTGTTCCAACCACTAGAGCTAGACCGAACGCAATGAGTCTTTATTGTTCCAATGCGGGTGATGCGTTTAGTACGGTACTTAATGATTTACGAAGTAAAGCAATGGAGTATCCAAGCCCTACATTTGGGTTTTATGAATATTCTGCTCCTATGTCTATTAGACAAAACTTGCACGACCGTAAATTATGGGCAATGAGTAATCCCGCCCTTGGTCATACGATTTCGGAGGAAGCCATTGAGGAAAGCATTGCAACAAACTCTATTGAAGCTACTTTAACTGAAACGTTTTCGGTTTGGATTGATTCTCAAGTATCGCCTTGGACTTTTGGGTCAATTGAAGCTTGTAGTAATTCTGAACTTGTTTTGCCTGTTGGAGCAATGACGGTTATGGCTTTTGATGTTAGTCCGTCAAAACGCACAGGAAGCCTTGTTGCCGCCCAGATAGTTGATGGCAAGATTGGTGTCGGGTTAATGGAAACATTTAGCTCTGAAATTGCTATTGATGAATTAAAAATGACTCAAGCAATACATGATTGGGCTTTAAAGTACAGACCTGTTCAAATTGCTTACGATAGATACGCAACTGCCTCTATTGCGCAAAAATTAGCTCAACAGGGTCATAAATTAGTTGACGTAAGCGGACAAGCGTTTTATCAGGCTTGCGGGGAACTTGCTGACAGTCTTACAAATTCAAGGCTTGTTCATAGCGGGCAACCTGAGTGGGTTCAATCAATGAATAATGCAGCTGCTAAATATAATGACAGTTCTTGGAGAATTATTCGCAGAAAATCCGCTGGAGATGTAACCGCCAGCATTTCAACCGCAATGTGCGTTCACTTGCTATCAAAACCAATTTCCGTTCCGATGATCTACGCATGACGGTCAAAAGTGATATAATTCTCTAATGGGATTTTTCCGAGATTTAATCAAGCCAGAATCTAAACCACAAATAACCGCGCAACTTGCTCCGCCTGTTGTAGCTGACCCTTTTAATTTTTATTCGCAATTTACTCCGTTCCAATCAGTAGGACGCGAGGAAGCGATTTCCGTCCCAAGCGTTATGCGCTGCCGCAACTTAATAGCCACAACAATTGGCACTATGGAACTAAAAACTTATTCCAAGGCAACTAAAGAGGAATTACCAAATTTACCTTGGGTAAACCAATTATCTAAATCAGCACCTAACACAATTATTTTAACCGCAATTGTTGACGCATTATTTTTCTACGGAACTGCGTATTTAGAAGTAACTGAAGTTTATCAAGACGACAATCGTCCAGCGCGTTTTGATTTTGTTAATAACACTAGAGTTCAAGTTCAATTAAATAAATTAAACACTTTTGTAGATTTTTATACAGTTGATGGACGCGAAAGACCAATGGCGGGAGTTGGCTCACTCGTCACAATACAATCGCCTGTTGATGGAATTTTACATGCTGGCGCACGAATTTTAAGATCAGCAATTGATTTAGAAAAAGCTGCTGCAAACGCCGCTTCAGTTCCAACTCCAGCGGGAATTTTGAAAAATAATGGTGCGGACTTAGGTGAGAAAGAAGTTGCAGGTTTATTAGCTGCATGGCGTCGCAGCCGCGCAGAAAGATCAACTGCATATTTAACAGCGTCATTGGAATATCAACCAACAGCCTTTTCACCCAAGGACATGACCTATAACGACTCAATTTTAATGATGTGTACTCAAGTTGCCAGACTTTGTAATGTTCCTGCTTATTATATTTCCGCGGAAATGAATAACAGTTTAACTTATTCTAACGTCCAAGACGAAAGACGTCAGTTTGTAGCTCTATCCTTGCAACCTTACGTAAGCGCGGTAGAAAGTCGCCTCAGTATGGACGATCTTACGCCCGCCACACAATTTATAGCGTTTGACATGGACTCAGGATTTTTAAGAGCCAATCCACTAGAAAGATTAACTGTTATTGAGAAAATGCTTCAGCTCAATTTGATTTCAGTTGAGGAAGCAAGACAAATGGAGGAATTATCACCAAATGGAAATAATTAATTTTAGTGCAGATTTAGAGGCTTCAGAATCTCGCAGAATCATTGCGGGAAAAATTGCGCCGTACGGTAACGAAATTGGAAATACCTCAGTTGGCAAAGTAATTTTTGAGGAAGGTTCAATTGCAATAGATGAGCCTAAAAATGTTAAGTTGCTTTTAGAGCATGACCCAAAAATGCCAATTGGTCGCATGAAAAACGTAACTGAGGATTCAACTGGAATTTATGCTGAGTTTAAAGTTAGTAACACCACTAGGGGAACTGATAGTTTAATTGAGGCGGCTGAGTCGCTACGTTCTGGCTTGAGTGTCGGAGTGGAAGTATTAAAAGGAAAAAACAGTAACGGAGTGTATCGCGTAAGTGCTGCACGTTTAATGGAAGTTTCGCTAGTACAGGCAGCCGCATTTAAATCTGCTGAAGTAACTAGCGTTGCTGCGTCTGAAAATACAGAGGCAGTTTCAACCGAAACCAAAACAGAAAAAGAGGAAATTGTGGAAAACACAACTACTGAAACTGTTGCGACCGAGGTAGTAGAAACCCCAGCGGTTGAAGCTTCTCGTCCAACAGTCGCAGCACCTATTTACACAAAGCCACGCCTTGAGTTCACAAAGGAAAAATTCCTAGAGAATTCACTTCGCGCACAATATTTAAATGATGATGAGGCACGCCAATACGTTCGTGCAGCAGCAGACACAACTGACAACTCAGGTTTAATTCCTACACGTCAATTGACTGAAGTAATTAATCCATTATCAAACGCAGATAGACCGTTTATTGATAGCATTAGTTCAGCCGCACTTCCTGACGCTGGTATGACTTTTGAAATTCCAAAACTTACTCAAGTACCATCTGTTGCATTAACAGCAGAAGGCGCAGCACCATCTGAGCAAGATCAAAACATTTCCTTCTTGTCAGTAAATGTTGGCAAGTACGCGGGCAGCCAGAAATTTTCAGTAGAGCTACTTGACAGGTCATCTCCAGCGTTTTTTGCTGAGCTTGTACGTCAAATGGAATTTGCTTATGCAAAGGCAACTGATACAGCTGTTGGCAGCGCAATTATTACAAATGGAACAGATGGCGGAAACCGTACACTTACCGCCGCTAATATCCAAGACTTTATTTCAGATGCAGCAGTTTCAATTTATTCTGGAACTCTAGGTTTTGCTGAAAACGTTGTTGTTTCTCCAGAACAATGGGGCGCATTGATGGGATTAGTTGATGGTTCAAATCGTGCAGTATTTGTACAAACTATCAATCCTCAAAACGCTTCAGGAAATCTAACACCAACTAACGTTCGCGGAAACATTGGTGGTTTAAACCTTCGCGTTTCTCGCGCATTATCTGGAACAGGCGATAACTCAATTATCGTTCTAAATCCAACATCTTACACATGGTATGAGTCAAGCAAATATCGCTTGGAAACTAATTTGATTTCAACTGGTCAAATTGAAGTTTCTTATTATGGTTACGGCGCAATTGCAACTAAAGTTGCTGCTGGAGCTTACAAGTGGATGGTTGCATAAACTTTCCTTCATAGGAATCACCTGTTAAGGGGCGTTGGAAGCCTTCGCCCCTTAACTTTTAAGAAAGGAAAATATTTTGCCAGCGACATACGTTACTGAAGCCGAACTCCGAGCAAATTTACAATTAGGAAATTTGTATTCGTCAGCAACGGTTGAGGAAGTCTGTCAGGCTGCCGAAAACGTAATTAAAAGCTATTTGTGGTTTAATGATTACAATGTAATTGCTAGAGAGTGTACAACAACACTAGCCACAATCTACACAGATACAATTCATGATATACAAATTGGGCAAGTTGTAACAGTAGAAAATGTTGCTGCTCATTACAACGGCGGAAATAAAACGGTTACTGCCAAAACAGATTATTCAATTTCTTATGTAATATCTCATAATGCAGCAGAAACAAAAAGAAATGTTAGACCTTACGGAACAGTTGCCGCCCCAACAAATGTTGACTATGCAACAATTCCTGAAATAAATTTGGCTACCCTTATGGTGGCGACTGAAATCTGGCAAGCCAAACAGGCAGCAAACGGCGGAGCATTAGACCCAAATTTTCAACCATCACCCTTCAAAATGGGTTCAACATTGATTGCAAAGGTCAGAGGCTTAATTGCGAACCACTTAGCTCCCAATGGACTAATAGGCTAATGACAGTTGCCGTTACAACTCTCAGAGCTTCCATTGCGTCCGCGCTAAGTAATGCGGGGGTGTGGGACACGTTCTCTTATGTGCCAGCCACACCCACCGCCAATAGCGTTGTTCTCAGGTATGCCGACCCAATGCTTGAGCCAAACAACAATCAATATAATGTTGGGGCAAAAGCAAACTTTACAATAACTTGCATTGTTCCAATGCTAGACAATCAAGCTTCATTGATTGCGTTAGAAAACATGGTTAGCGCAGTATTTTTAAAACTTGTTGCGTCAAACATTAAATTTAACGTTGAAAGCGTATCTGCGCCGTCGGTATTGCAGGAAGCTCAAGAGATGATGGTTTCCACAATTAATATAAGCACACTAACAACTTGGAGTTAAACAATGACACTTACAGATGAGGACATTGCCTTTCTTAAAAAGATCGGTCAAATAGCAACACAAGACAAGCCAAAACCAACAATCACCAAGAAAGACGAGGAATAATTCATGGCAACGTTTTTAAATAACAAGGTTGGATTTAAAGTTAACTCTGTTAACTTGTCTGACCACGTAACAGCTTTTACCCTTAACCGCGTTCTAGACCAGATAGAAATTTCTGCGATGGGCGACACCGCACACAAATACACTACTGGGTTAGCAGCTGATACAATAACCGTATCATTTCTAAACGATGATCTAGCTTCAGGCGCAGGTTCAGTAAGAGCTACACTACAAGCCGCTTTTGGTACAACAGTTGCTTTTCAAGCAATTCAAGATACTGCCAGCGCGGTGTCCGCAACCAACCCGTTATACAGTGGTACGATTTTAATTGACAACTTTACCGATATTAATGGTGCTGTCGCTGATATAGGCATGGTAGATTTAACGTTTACATGCAATAGCAAAACAGCGTACGCAACCACTGGTACTTGGTCATAACAAAGGACTGAAATGATTAAACTTAAAATAACCAAGGCTTCAGGTGACGTTTCTGAATATGAAATTACACCTGTTATTGAGTTCGCGTTTGAAACTCACTTTAAAAGTGGTTTTCATAAATATTTTAGAGATGAAGAAAAACAAAGCGCGGTCTATTGGTTGGCTTGGGAAGCTGAAAGGCGCAATGGCGTAACTGTTGTGCCTTTTGGTGATAAGTATTTGGAGCAGCTTGTTAAAGTAGAAATTCTTGACGCTGACTCCCCAAATGGATAACGCGGGATTCCTTTCACTACCTCGTTGCTAGGTTAGCAATAACAACAGGACTTCCGCACCAAACGTTTATTGATATGGACAGGGATTTGTTAAAGGCAACTTTAGCGGTTCTCAAAGACGACGCAAAGGCTAGGGAAAATGCCAGCAGAAATAAAAGGTTTAATTGAGCTTCAAAAAGCTCTTAAAGATTACGCCCCTGCCCTAGCTGTGCAACTAGACGATCAAATGGCTGTTGCCCTTGGTGGCGTAGTTAAGAAAGCCCAAGATTATGTGCCTAGCAATTCGCCTTTAAGCAATTGGAATTACAGACGACGATCTGAATTCTACTTTGATGCTCAAGATAATAGATTGAGAAAGTTCCCTTTATTTAACGCGGCAACTGTTGTAAAAAATATTAAATATAGTTCAACACCACGCAAAACTAATAGACGCGGATTTAAAGCTGTTTATTACATAATTAACAAATCTGCTGCGGGTGCTATTTATGAAACAGCTGGTAGAAAAAATCCTTCAGGTCAGCCTTGGGTTGGTCGTTTAGGCGACCCACGTCAAAAAGATATTAGTCGTTCAAACAACCCTCAAGCGGGTTCAGATTTTATTCAGGCAATGGGTGAGTTAAAGCAAGGCAACATAGAAAGTTCTACAAAGCGCGGTCGTTACATGAAAGGTCGGTTGATCTTTAGAGCTTGGGCTGAGGACGGTGGCAAAGCTAACGCAGCCGCTTTAACTGCTATTTACAACGCTAACGAGCAATTTAAAAAGAAACAATATTTTAGGAAGGCGTCACAATGAGTATAGTAATTGATATTGCCGCGCAATTTACAGGCAAGAAAGCATTTACTCAAGCTGAGAACGCTGCCGATAAACTGGCTAGAAACGTTAAACAAGCTCTCATTGGTGTCGGTGTTACCGCTTTTGCTAAGTCAGCGGTTAGTGCGTTTGCTGCTCAAGAAAAGCAATTAGCACTCTTTTCAAACTCGCTACGCAACATAGGTTTTGAGTTTGCAACCTCAGACTCACTAGCATTTTTAAACAGTTTAAAATTACAATATGGAGTTGCAGATCAGCAGTTAATTCCTGCATACCAGCAATTACTAACCACAACCCGAAGTCTTGCAGCCTCACAAAACCTTACCAACATTGCATTAGATATTGCTGCTCGTCAAAACATTAGCGTAGCCCAAGCCGCAGACGCTTTAAGCAAGGCTTATCTAGGAAACACAAAAGGCTTAAACGGATTAGAATTAGGTTTAAGCAAAACAACTCTTGCTTCAGGTGATTTCGCTTTAATTCTAAAAGAGATAACTAACATTACAAAAGGTGCAGCATCAAGAGCAGCTGATACTTTCTCTGGCAAACTAGCCAAATTAAAAGTTGCAGCCGACATGGCTAGAATTAGTATTGGCGCAGGTCTTGTTGAAGCGATTATGCGAATTAGCGGGGCAACAGAGATAGATGAATTACAGACAAAGATTATTAATTTTGGTGAATCTACTTCCCAAGCGTTAATTAGAATAGGGCAGTTAATAAAAGATAACATTGTTTTGGTTAAATCTTTTGCAGCTGTGTTACTTGCTGCCTTTACAATTAATAAGATAGCCGCCTTCATAACAGCATTAGGCACAATTGTTAAAACCGTTAAAGTTCTTAGAAATGCTTTACTAGCTTCAGCAATTGCTAGAAACTTCTTGTTTAGCCCATTAGGCGCAGCTGCTATGACCGCTGGCATGTTTGCAGCAATTGGCTTAATGATTAAAGGCGTTGACGCAATTAGTGAATCTGCTACTAAAGCAACTGGAAACCTACAAAGCATGTTTGCCGCTGGCGGTTCAATGGCTGGAGGCGATCAAGGCGGTGCGGCTAAATTCGCCGAGGGTGCAGCTGCTAGAGCTGCCAAGGAAGCCAAGGCTGCCGCACTTGCCCAATTAAAAGCAACTAACGCACAAACCAAGGCTATTAAAGATCAGGCTAAACTTAAAAAGGCAAGCGGCTTGCTTGACATGGAACAAATACAAATCATGGCAGCCTTGCAGAATCAATTAACTGAGGACGAGAAACTTAGACTATCTTTACAACTTGCTTTACTTACAGAAAACGCAGCAGAGGCAGACCGTTTAAGTAATCAACTAGCATTATCACAATTGCAAACAACAGGATTAGCAAGAGCAATTCAAAACTTGCCACCTGCCTTAAATCCTTTACAAGATTATCCTAATTATATTAACAAAGCCATAACCGATATTTCCTTAATACAAGACGCATTAAATAAACTTAAAGCCCCTGTTCTAACTGTTCAAGTCAACACCGTTAATACAGGCGGTGGCGGTGGCGGTGGCGGTATTAGCGGCGGTGGCGGAGGCTCACCAATTGTTCCAGTTCCTTTTGCTGGCATACCATTAGGCGGCGACATTGGCGGAGCAGCAAAAGCTTTAGAATATGCGGCGAAAAAGAATCAAGTTACATTAAATACACAAATGCCTGATTGGCAAAGTTATCGCGCTGGAGAACGAGAAACTAAAGTTACTGTTAACGTCCAAGGTAATGTTATTTCTAATAGAGATTTAACTGACTCATTACGCATGGGATTACTTGACTCAAGTGCATCGGGTTCATTTACTCTATCCAATAGAGCTACTAGAGGCGATTAATGGTTTTACCTGCAACGCTTGACATATCTCTAGATTTCTCGTCGGGAGCTACTTTCGGTATCGGGCTTACCCTTGATGACCCTGTTAACGGTTTATTAGATACAGGCATTTTATCCGAATCAACAACTCCATCATTAATAGCTGATTTAACGCCAGATGCAAGGCGGATAAGCATAAGACGCGGACGCAATTTAATTAGAGATACTTACGAGGCTGGAAATGCTACCGTTAGAATTTACGACCCTAACGGAAACTTTAACCCACAAAATATTAGTTCGCCTTATTATGGTCAATTAACACCTTTAAAGAAATTAAGAATTTCTGCCGCTTATAGCGGAGTAACTTACTATTTGTTTAGCGGCTATACAACGGATTACATTTATTCTTACGATCAAGGCGAGAACGTTTCCTATGTGGACATAAACGCTTCAGACGCTTTTAGATTGTTTAACTTAGCAGCTGTAACCACAATAACAGGACAAGCCGCTGGGCAAGATACTGGCACTAGAATTGACAAGATTTTAGATACAGTAGATTTTCCTGTCAGCATGAGGTCAATTTCCGTAGGAGATACTTTAACCCAAGCTGATGCTGGCAGCTCTAGGACTTCATTGTCAGCGATTAAAAACTGTGAATTCTCAGAACAGGGGGCATATTATGTCAGCCCCTCTGGCAACGTTGTGTTTAAAAACAGATCAGAGGTTATAGGCAGCGCAGGTGACACTCCTATTGAGTTTAACCAAACTACTGGGATTCCTTACAAAAACGTAAAGTTTGCCTTTGATGATAAATTGATTGTGAACCAAGCAAACATAACTCGTTTGGGCGGTGCTACCCAAGTTTTTATTGACGCCGATAGCGTTGCGACTTACTTCCCTCACTCAATTACTAGCTCTGATCTAGTCGTTCAGACAGACGCAGAGTCAGCCAATATTGCTGCTATTTACGTCGCGTCAAGGTCAGACACAACCATTAGAATTGATGAAATGAGCATTGACTTACTGGACTCCAATGTGCCGACTGACACGCTTCTTGGCATGGATTATTTTACTAATGTTCTAATTACCAACATACAGCCTGACGGTTCTACCATTACAAAAAACCTTCAGGTTCAAGGCGTTGCTTGGGATATAACCCCTTCGTCTTGGATTGGACATTTCAGCACCCAAGAAACCTTGGTTGATGGATTTATTTTGGACGATATTTATTATGGTCAGTTAAATGACGATATACTTAGCTACTAGGGGGATAACAATATGGCAGCAGGACTAGGGTTTAAAACGTTTGCAGTTGGTGAAGTTCTTTCCGCCGCAAACGTCAACGGATATTTAATGCAGGGCGTTCTTGTTTTTGCAGACGCCGCCGCACGATCAGCCGCAATCACTTCACCTCAAGAGGGTCAAACCTCATATCTTAAGGACACCGACGTAATACAGGTGTACTCAGGTTCAGCATGGGTTACTAAGTCAGGTGGCTCATCACCTTTAACAACTAAGGGCGATCTTTATACTTACTCAACAACCGACGCAAGATTGCCAGTAGGCACAAACGGACACACACTTGTAGCGGATAGTGCGGAAGCAACTGGTCTAAAATGGGCTGCTCCTGCTGGCGGTGGGAAAGTGTTGCAGGTTGTTCAAGCAACATCTAGCACAGTAACAACAGTTGCAAGTACTACAATGACTGATAGTGGTTTAAGCGTAACGATCACTCCAACATTATCATCAAGCAAAGTTTTGATTTTAGTAAGTCAGGGCTTGCTATTAGCAAGAAATTCAGACAGAGCATTAGGTGGATGGCGTTTAATGAGGGGTGCTACTGAAATTTTAAATGGTAATGATGGTTTCTTTATTTTAGCAAATCTTGGCGGTTCTACTTATCAGACTAATATGCAGGCATATTTTGCATTAAATTATTTAGATACCCCATCAACAACATCTGCAACAACTTACAAAACACAAATAAAAGTTAGTACAA